CGGCATTGAAGGCTATAGCGAGACGGCGATCCGAGAAGTCCTGCGGCAGCATAAAAACGGCGGTCTCAAGATCTGGACCCTGAATGACAACGAAAAGGCGAGGATTGAGAAGAAATCCGAGTACATTGTCGGCAACGACATAGACGTCATAATATTCTGGGGGCCGATATCCGGTCAATTTCTCATCGACTGGGGCATCAATGAAAAGTCGGAGATAGTCACGGACGCTGAACGTGAATACGAGGCCTGCGTGGAACTGATCGGCACGACGGTCATCATGGCCCGCCTGAACCCAGACCCACTCGGCCAGAAGCCCTACTATAAAACTAGCCTCATCGAAGACCCGGACCGATTCTGGAATAAAGCCGTTCCGGATATCCTCAAAGATGTGGCCGCGCTCTGCAGCGCAGTCCTTCGCGCATGCGGAGTCAACGCGGCGTTCGCCGCCGGTCCTATGGTAGACATCAACATCGAACGCATGAAGGACCAGAACGACACGTCAATCTATCCCCGGCGCAAATTTCTGTCTACAAATAAACAGATGACGGAATCGAAGGCCGTGAATTTCTATCAGCCTCAATTACTGACGACGCAACTCTCCAACTTCCTCGAATTCTGCCATACGCTTGCCGATGAATGGATAAACGTGCCGCGCATAACGCACGGAGGCGATACGTCGGGGAGTGGAGTGACGAGCACGGCGAGCGGTACCAGTATGTTCATCACGCAGTCCAGCCGTGGCGTAAAGGCAAGCGCGAAGAACGTGGACGGCGTTATCGAGGGCAGCGTGACCAAACAATACCAGGTAAACCTCTGGGAAGACGAGAAGAATGAATTCGGCGGACCCTATCTGGACGCCAAGATCGTCGCCCGCGGATCGTCGAGCCTCATGGCCAAGGAACAACAGGCCGTCCGACGTCAGGAATTCACCACCCAGTTATTGCCGGAAGAAAAGCAGTTGCTCGGCATGGAAGGTCTCAAGGGGATCCTGCAGGAAAAGCTCAAGGCGCTCGAGATGGACGTCGATAAACTCCTACCTGACGACCGTAAGCTTATACAGGATATGACGGGCATGCAGATCACCGGCGGACAGCCTCAACTCCCCAGTCCCCCGCAGGCCGCAAATCCGGAGGCTTTATCAATGGCTGGCGACATGAGTGGCGGCCGTGACTTCAGTGCATTTCAGGGAGCACGGGTATGATTCAGCCTGCCAAAGAAGAGGTTATGGCGCTAGTCAGACTAAAATCCAGTAAGGATTTTGAGATTATTACAAACTGGCTACGGAACAGCATGATACAACAGAGCCTCGACAATATTCACCAGCGAGACGGCGTAGAGGATAGGATGATGCAGGGCCGTTGTCAGGAGCTCGATGAATTTCTGAAGCATGTAAAGGAAGCCGAATCAAATCTCAAGCGGATGCAGGAACCGCAGAAGAGCATGACATCATAGGAGGCCATTATGTATCGCATGGTTCGCGTTAAAGGATCTATGGTATTCGATGCCGTAGAAACCGTGAAGACGTTCAAAATTCAGGAAAACGGCAGTATGACCGATCTGGCCGTGGTGATGCCGAACTTCACGAACGCCATCACGGGTACGCTCACCATCGAGGACGAGGACGGCGTGGTGCTCTACACGAAGGCTGCCATCGCTAGGAACGCGACGACCATCGTGAACACACTGAGTGTTCCCGTGGATCGAAACTATATCGGTAGGCTGACGCTTTCCGGAGCCGGCGGAGCGGGCGGCGGAACGGTGAGTGCTAAAATTTGGGTGGACACGAGAAGGCCATAATGGCGATCAGCGAAGAACAGAAGGCAGAGGCCCAGAGCGACCTGAATGAATTTTTCGCTCAGCTCGAGGCGTTTCCCGAGAAATCGTACACGCTCAGGCTTGAGGGCGGCAAGGGACAATACCGTGGGGCCGGGCTAGAAATCAACAAGCCGGCAGGTAAGGGATTGAGCTTCACGAGATAATAAATCAGATTTCAGATAGACAGGTAGAATGACAGCGAAAGGAGATAGGCATGATACTTAAAGTGATGACGGAAAGCGGATGGCTGTATATCGGCGGCATAAAGTCGTTGGACTTCAACAAGGACGTGTCGGTAAAGGATTATGGAGTAGGCGGCATAGCGGACGAGGACTGGTATGAAATAGTTGGCCAAGTCCCTTCACAATCAGATGCCAAGCCTACACAAAAGAAGATTGTCGGCATGCGGGAGAACGGAAAATCGTTTCTGGTAAAGTTCGATTCTCCCGCGTATATGATGAGTGACGACGGCAAGACTATAGAGCGATTCTAACAACCAACCCTGTCTATCTGGAAAATTACAGGGCAAGCCATGCGGTCTTTGACAACCTAATAGCAGTTTACGGAACTCAGAACACACTGACCCGTTATCCGACGCTCCCCAGGGAAGCCGTCACGATAACGGGTTTTTCTTTTATACGGCCCAGACTGAACCCCGGGATCTCCCGGCTCAGCAGCGGTCAACGCATTACCGCAGAACCCCGGGTCAACCGGCTCTGTGTAGGCGAACCCCGGGAAACCGGCTCGCGAAGAGGAGAACACCATGGAGAAGGATCTAGTACCAGCGAACGTAAGAGCTCAGAAGGACTCGGCGAATAAACTTCTCGAAGACTTCGAGAAGGGCAGCGAGACTCCCTCGGGACCCCCGGCAGAACCGGCTCCCGTGGCTCCCCCTGCCGAAGCTGAACCTCCTAAGCCAGGCGAAGGAACCCCGCCGGCCAGCACAGCGACTCCTCAGCCCGTTTCTGTCGTCGATGACCCGGTAGAGATCAAAAAGCAACTCGCAGGAGTAATGGCGGCGCTCGACGCCCTGCAGGCCGAGTTTTCCAAGGTCCAACATCATGAATCGGTATTGGAGGGGAAGCTCAAGACGGAGGGCCCGCAATTCGCCCAGCAAATCAGAGAGCAGAAGGCAGAGATCGATAGGCTCAAAACAGAAATTGAAGGCCTGCGATCCAAGGCTTCCGCAGCGGATGCGATGAAGCCCGATGAGCTCACAGATCTCGATAAGAAGCTCATGGATGAACTCGCGCTCGAAGAACCCGCCTATCGGCTGTTCGTGCAGCGTTTCGGTCAGCCGAAAGCAGAGATCCGTACAGCCGCACCAGTGGCAGCGGCTGCAGTCGTTCCGCCATCGGTAGAACCCAATCCGTCTGCAGCGGAACCCGCAGCAGTAGCGCCACCCGTACAGCCCGTCATTAGCCCGGCCAGAGCGGCATTCAATACGCTTATGGACGTCAAGGTAAAAGGCTGGCAGGAGGCCCGGAAGGACCCCAGGTTTGCGGCTTTTGTGCGTGGAACCACCGAGGCAACGTCGGGGAGGTCGTTGATCGATATCCTCGCCGAAGCCGACACGGCCCTCAACTCTGATATTGTTGCGAAGATCTACCAGGAATATTTCAAGACAGTGGTACCGGCTCCCGCAGAACCTGTAAAACCCAGCCGGGAAACAGCACCGACCTCCAAGAAGGCCGGCAGCGATGAACCCGTAGAAACGATAGACTGGACTGTGGAGCGGATTGAACAATTCGAGAAGAATGTTGCAACGGGGAAGATCAAGATGGGCAGCGAGGAGTATAAAACCCTCAAGGCCTCTCGTGACAAAGCCCTTGAAAACGCAACATTCGGCGCTCGATAACCTCGATCTCCTCCAGTCCATAGGAGGATATTACCAATGAAACGTTTCATGAAAAAACTCAATTGGGCGACCATCGCCCTTCTCTTCATCCTGACCTTGGTCGGCCTCACGCCAATCGTGGGACTGGGTATTGCCTTTGCCGGAGTTGTCGGACGAGGGGCAGGATATCCGGATTACTCGTATGACGGCCTGAACAAGTTGATCCCCATTCTGTTCAGTGGAGAAGCCCGGGAAAACCTGTACGCCCGTACGTGTCTGTCGGACATCACCAATACCGACTTTACTGGCGAGATCAAGAATCTCGGCGATCGCGTGGTTATTCCGACCGATCCCTATATCACCATCAGCGACTACAAGAAAGGCCAGTTGCTGAATGTTGAATATCTGGAAAGCGATGCCATCACGTATACGATTGATTACGCGAAATCCTTCAATTTCGCCGTCGACGACATAGACCAGAAGCAGTTCAAGATCAAGGACTGGGTAAGCCGTTACGGAGGCATCGCGGCCCGCGATATGAAGAAGGCCATCGAAACCCACTTCCTGAGCTTGGTTTACGCCGATGCGGATATTACAAATGCCGGTGCGACTGCCGGCGCCGATGCCAATATTGACCTCGGCGTGACAGGCACTCCCGTCGCATTGTCTGCCGCCAACGTCACCGATTACATCGCCGACTGCGCTCAGGTCCTCAGCGACAATAACGTGCCCGAGGAAAACCGATGGATGGTTTTGCCGACATTCATGCAGACGCTTCTCATGAAGTCCGAGTATAAGGACGCGGCTGCCATGGGAACCGGGGAGAGCGCCATGCTAAAGAAGCGGACTGTTGCTCCCATCCATGGTTTTACCATGTACGTTTCTACGCTTCTCTCCAAAGATGTGGGTACGTCCAACTACCACGTTCCGTTCGGCCAAAAAATGGCGACGTCTTTCGTCAGCCAGTTTGTGAAGGTCGAGAAGTACCGTCCGGAGCGCGCATTCAGCGATGCCATGAAGGGCCTGAATGTCTACGGTTTCAAGACCATCCAGGGCAAGGCCCTCGGTCACGGTGTCGTGAAGAAGGGCTAATAGCCCAATGATTCGATAACCTCAGCCGATCCCCGGGGAACCGGGGATCGTATCTTACGACAGTACGGAGGAACCATAACATGAAGTATCTCAAGTCACTTTCCAAAATGCAGATCGCTACGGTGATCTGCATGGTTGCCCTGGTCGCGCTTGTAGGCCTCGGCATTGTGTCGCTCGCGTCGGGCGCTTTTGTCG